CCGACGACTGCTACGCCGAAGATGGTGTCGGATTTCGCAGCGTTCGGCAAGGAAGTCGCCAAGCTCAGCCGCGAGACCCATTCACTGATCATGGACGAGTGGGATGAGATCGCGAAGGCTCTGGAGGTGGACGACTCCATCGCCAAGACATGGGCAACGGCCCGCGCGAACATCCTCCTGTCAACCCTTCGGGACGCGATAACTCAGGGCTCTGGAGCACTGGAGGAGCGCTTTGCAGCGGCTATGGACGCCGTCACCGCGGTAGTCGAAGGCGGTTACGCGAGCTTGAAGCAGAAGCTCCAATCCGGGTTTGGCGAGGCCATGCGCGAGTTTCAGCATAAGGTCGTCATGGGCGACATTGTAGGCGCCGACGCTCAGATCGCCGAGCTTGAGCGGATAAAGGACGTTTACGCCAAGACCACTGATGAGATCTGGCAGATAGACGAACGGCTCCATCAACTCAGAGAGACGAAGCGCTCTCAAGCTATCCGCGATGCCTACGACCAGTTCCGGACTGACGTCAGGCTACATGATCTGTCGGCGCAGAGCCAGGCGGAGTACCTGAAGCGCCTGCTGAACGATGCGACGCTCAATGTGGAGGAGCGTAAGAACCTCGCCGGAGAGTTGGCCTTAGTGCAAAAGCAGGCCGCCAAGGATGTGGCTGACTACAACCGGCGCGTCAACGACGACTGGAACAAATACTACCTCGACAGCGGGATGAAGACCCGTGCCCAGCGGCTCGAAGAGGAGGAGGCCGCGGCGTACGTACGCCTTGCCGAGGCGCTGCGGACTGGCAAGGATGTGGAAGCGGCCGAGGTAGCCCTCGCCCAAGCGCAGCTGGCGCTGCGCCAGCAGGACAGGAAGGATGCCGAAGAGCGGCACCAATTCCTTGTGGGCATGGGGGCGCTCACACTCGAGGCTCAGCTTGAGCAGGTCCAGGCGTGGCTTGCCATGGAGGTCGAGAGTTCGGCCAAGTGGCGGGAGCTCAAACTCGAAGAGAAGTCGCTCCTGACGCGCCTGCGGACGGAGATGTTCGAGGAGTTCAGGGCGGCTCAGGACTACTCGCAGCCGCTGTCGGAGATATTCCGTGAGCAGGCCGACTGGCTGCGCGAGAACGTGTTGCTTGCCAAAGGCCTGGCGCTTAGCAGCGATGAGCGGCTGAAGACCGAGAGCCAGGTCTATGACCTCATGCTGAAGAGCTTCGGCGCTGCGAAGAAGGAGCAGCGGTGGACGCCCACGCAGGAGAAGGCGAGCCTCGCGGACTATCTGGGCCCCTACGCCGCCAATGCGGACCTGAGGACGGCATACAAGCAGCTTGAACTTGATACGGAGGCGCGGGCGGCTGAAGAGGAAGCCAAGATCCGGGACAAGGCGTTCGCTGACGCCCTGGCGGCGGCCCAGAACGAGCTGGCCATCACTGAGAAGAACGCCGAGAAGGAGAAGGCCGTCTTCAACCGGGTGATGGATGAGAAGCTGTCCGCTGCCGAGCGTACCGACGCGGCCATCGCAGCGATCAACCAGCGCAACGCCGAATACGACTTTCGCATCCAGCAGGAGGCGGCCAAACGGGCCAAGGAAGACGCAGACCGGCGTGTGGCGCTGGCCCTCAAGGAGGCCGACGCCAAGCTCGACGCCCAGGTATGGGGGATCACCGAGTATCGCGCGGAGCTTGGCCGGCTGCTCCGGGACGAGGTTAACATGTCCACCGCCGCGGCGGACAAGATCGAGGACAAGCGCCGCGAGCTGTGGACCAAGGAACAGACGGCAACGCGCAAGGCAATGGAGGCTGGCTGGCAGTCCGAGATAGACGCCGAGGTCGCCAAGTGGGAAGAGAAGCTCAAGCTTGAGAAGAACGGCTCGGAGGCCCAGGCCGCGATAGCCCGGGAGGCCACGAAGGCGCTCCAGGCCGAACTCGATAAGCGCCTGGCGGCCGAGAACATCACCGAAGGGCAGAAGGCGAAGCTCCAGAAGGCCATCGGAGACTTCGACTTTCAGGCGAAGGACAAGAGCGCTGCCGCCAAGCGCGAGGCGTGGGACCAGGAGGTCTCCGACCACATAGACGCGATCCGCCGGCAGGTTGAAACCGAGAAGAATCTGGGCCATGCCGAGGCCGCCAAGAACCTGCGGGATTACCTGGAAGGTAGGCTAGCCGCGAAGAACATCACCTACTCGAAGGAGCGAGAACTCGAGAAGCTGGCTCTCGACTATGAAGCTAAGGCACGCGCCCAGGCGCAGAAAGACAACGAGGACCTGTGGGACAAGGACGTCGCGGGCGCCATTGACCGCTCGCGCAAGAGGATCGACATCGCCAAAGCCGAAGCTAAGGCCATTGGCGCGAGCACGGAGCAGGCGTATCGAGACGAGGCCGCAAACCTGCAGAAAATCCTGGATGAGCGGATCAAGTCGGGCAGCATCACACTCAGCTCCGCTGAGAAGATCAATCAGGAGATAGCCAAGCTAAACCACGAGGCGGAACTCGCGGCGCTGGAGGCAAGCAGCAACACTTCCGACCAGGCGGTGGCGGCGAAGCTCAGAGAGGTAGACGCCAAGCTCAGCCTCGACAAGAACTACGCTGTTGCGATCCTCGACCTGCAGGAGTATCTCAACGATGAAACCGTGAAGCTCACTGCGCTCGGGCGGGAGCGTCTGAAGACAACCATCGGCAAGTACGAGACCGATGCCAAGCTGCAAGCCCAGAAAGACTCCGAGAACCGGTGGAAGGCCGAGATCGACGCGCAGGTCAACGCCGCGCAGCATTCAGCCAAGATGGCCAAGGAACAGGAGCAGTCCTACGCTGCTGCGCTGGAACAGCAGGCTGACGATCTTGCGAATTACCTTGAAGCGCGCAAGGTGGCAGGCACCATCACCGTTGCGCAGGAAGAGGGCTTACTCAAAGAGATCGCCTCCATGAGGCAGGATGCCGAGATCGAGAGAGTCAGGGAATCGAAGGCCAGCGCTGACAGGGCCCTCGGCGACAAGATGGCGGCGGTGAAGGAGCAGCTCAAGCTCGACCACGATTACGAGAAGGCAAGAGCGGAGCTGACGGCCTACGCCGAGAAACACAGGGCCGAGGTCAGCAAGGGCGCAGCATCTACGCTTCATTCCTATCTAGCGAGCCTGGACACGGACGCCACGCTGCAGCATCGCAAGAACCTTGAAGAGATGGTCAAGGACCAGATCAAGTCGATAGAGCTTCGGATGACGGCCGAAGGATTCGGTTACGCCAAGGCTGGTGAGCTGCTGCAGAAGTGGCTCGACGAGAACAAAGCGGTTCTGGCCGAATGGGCCGACGCTAATGCCATCGCCCTCGATAGGGCCGCCGAGTGGAAGGCCAAGGCCGACGCCGACACCAGGAAGGCCGATGAGGAGCGCTGGAAGTTCGAGATCGATGGTCAGGTTAGCGCCGCCCGGAATGCGGCCAAGATTGACCGAGAGCGTGGCCAGTCCTACGCCAAGGCGCTGGAACAGCAGGCGTCCGACCTTGCCGCCTACCTGGATGGCAGGAGGCGCGCAGAGACCATAACCGCAGCCCAGGAAATGGAGCTGCTCAGGCAGATCAACGAGATGAAGCAGGATGCCGAACTGGAGCGCCTGAAGGAGTCAAATGACCTGTCGGATAGGGCTGCGGCAGCAGAGATCGAGCGAATCAACAGCCGGCTGAAGCTCGATAAGAATTATGCCAAGGCGAAAAGCGACATCACAAAATATCAGCTGGACCACGATGCCGAGCTCACCCAGAAAAGCAGGGACGCTCTGGCTAACCGTTTGAGGGATCTCGACGATGAGGAGACGCTGGCGCATCGCAAAGCCCTCGAAGGCCAAGTCAAGGATGAGATCAAGGCAATAGAGCGGCGCATGAGTAGTCAAGGCCTGAGCTACACAGAAGCCACGCAGCTGCTCCGGGATTGGCTGGAGGAGAACAAGGAGTCCATCGACGCATGGGCCGGCGCCGCGGAGATCGCCTTTGACAAGATACTGGACTGGGCGGACAAGGCCGATGAAGCCGCCCGCAAGAGCGCGGCAGGCTGGGCCGATACCATGGCGGGCATCGACAGGAAGATCAGGACCTCCTATGATGACCGGATAGCGGCGATATACGATGCGGCGGCAGTGCTGGCCCGCAAGACAGCCAACATGGGCGAGATCAACAGGATATACCAGGCCGCCGACATCGAGGCGGCCGCTGTGTATGCGGAGAAGGCGCGCGAGGATATCGCCATCATACACATCCTGTACGCCAAGTCGGCGCTTGATCAGATTCGCGAACTGACGAAGCTGCAGGAGACATACACGGACCTTGGTGCGGCCGGTGTGCAGGCAGTGGCTGACATCAAGAAGGTCATGGATGCGCTGAATCTCTCCATTGAGGACGCGACGGCGCTGCTGCAGCTTCAGGTCGATTCGTGGCAGGTTGACCCGCTGACTGTATCGCTTGAGGCATTGAGGGTTCAGAAGACCGAATATGCCGGCATAGTGTCGGATGCGGCGCTCATCGACAAATGGTTTGCCAACGAGGCGGCGAAGGCCACCGAGGCAGCCGTCAGGCAGCGGATCGGCGCGACTGACCGCATGACCGAACATGAAGTGGACGCAGCCGAGGAGACCCTCGACGCCATACGGGCCATAGTCGCGGAGCGCGTTGGGGTCGAGAACGACGCGATGAAGGCCGTAGGGGTTATGGCTGCCCTGCTCGCACTGCGTAGAATAGAACTGGAGGAAGAAACGGAGCGGAAGCGGCGCGCACTGACAATGGACCGCGAGGAGGAAATGTCCAGACTCCTTGATGACGAGGACGCACTGTACGAACTGTCAACCCTTCGCAAGATCGAGGCCCTACGCAAGGCGGGATGGACTGAAGCCGAGATCATGAAGTGGGTGTTTGCCCAAGGGGAAAGCCTGCGGCGCAAGCAAGCCGAGTCTGAGTATGAGCTACGAAAGCGCATCGGTGCTGTCTCGGTTGAGGAGCAGCTCAAACACGAGCAGGATCTCGCCGAGGCCTCTCAGCAGAACGCCGATGCCCGTGCCGGCGCAGTCGGCAGGATGTACGAGACAGTCATGGGCTTGGCCAACGAGGCCAAGCTGGACGAGCTCAAGGGCATCCGCGAGACCATGAAGGCCTTGCAGCTCAAATACGAGGCCATGGGCGAGGGCTGGGAGCTCTACGCGCTGGCGGCCAAGATGGCCCTGGACCAGGTCGACGAGCTTATCGATGGCAAGGAGAAAAGCTGGGGCAAGACCCTGGCCGACAACATCCTGCGCAACCTCGGGGCCCTGGGAGATGTAATCCTTTCGTATCAGCGCAACGTCCAGACGTACGACGACCCAGGGAAAGCGCTCGTGATGACCCTGGCCGACCTCGTTATGAAGAGCCGGCAGTTCGCAGCCCTGGTGGACGTGCTGAATCCGCTCATCGAAGAGCTGATCGACATGTTCGGGCAGCTCATAGCGCCGCTGGTGCCGATAATCGACATCCTGGTGCGCATCCTAACGCCGGTGATACGGGCCGTGGCCGCAGTGTTCGTCTGGGTGGCGGACGTCGTGGTTGGGATTTGGAACGCCATCGCGAAGACGATCAACGCGCTCTTGGGCTGGCTAGGCGTACGGATACCCACTATCGAGAAAGACTGGCGCAAGGACTACGGCATCGACGACGGCAGGGGCGGAAGCGCCGGGACGCAAATCAGCGAGATCACCGGGCCCACGCGGGATCTACTGGTCGAGCTGATGCGACCGCTAAGGGTGCTCGACTCGCTGCCCGTGTATGCCGCCAGCGTCGAGCGGGCCATCTACTCAATGAGAGAGGCGTTCCTGGCCTATGCCGGCGGGCAGGCGGCCGCCAACGGCGCTGCTGCCGCGGTAGTCAACAACTACTACTCTATCAACACGATCCAGATCTACAGCTCGGGCGAGCAGGATTTCGACCAGCTGATGCAGTCTCTGGGCCGTCGGGCTGATCTGGCCCTGCTAGGGAGTGGTGCAAATGCAGGTTAAGGTGATCAACGCGTTGGGCGAGGTCATGCTGCTGCCGGAGGAGCTGTCGGTGCAGGGCTGGCCCATGGAGGCCGACCTGCCGGGCGTGGAGATCGAGGGCCGCGATGGGCAGGAGATCGACGCAGGCATGATCCGGCTGAAGCCCCGGGATGTTCGGGTCACCGGGACGCTCCAGGGCCTGAGTAAGGACGACGCCGATAGGATACGCGAGATGGTGGCGGGGTTCGTCTACAGGGCGAACCCCCTCAAGCTATACAGGCACGAGCTGTCCGAGCGATACATGCTGGTGTATGCACAGAGGATCGACCATGCGTACCTGACGGGCCGGCATGGCGGCCGGCTGTTCACGCTGGACATCGGTTTCCGCGCAGCGAATCCTGCCCTTCTCGGGGCAGACCAGAGCGTCACGGTCACCACGGCGTCCGCCGATGTGAATAACCCAGGCACCGCTTCGGCGAGCCCTCTGGTGACGATATCAGGCGCCATCACCAACCCCGTCATCACCAACGTGACCACGGGGCAGACGCTAGGCCTGACCATGGCCATTGGAACGGGTGAGTCGGTGGTTGTGGACTGCGAGAGGTTCAGAGCGACCAAGGGCGGCGTGAGCGTGGTGAGCGCGCTCGGGGAGGCGTTCCTCACGGGCGGCTTTAGGTTGGCGTCTGGAGTAAACGCCATCACAGTGGCGGGCACGGGGACCAAGAACGTCAAGATCGAGTGGACACCACGATACTACTAGACATCCAGGGAGGGATGTATGATGTCAGAACATCCTGAGCTGCCGGACCTGATACGCAAGATCGGTGTGCCGGTACCACAGGTGTTGGATCGGTCTGGCGAGACACTTGCGTGGAAGCCGGCCGAGGACATGGCGCCGAAGCTCGACGATCTGATCGAGGCGTTGGGCGCCAGGGCGACTGAGCAGACCCTTGCAGAGATCAAGACCTTGCTCGGTGACGGAAACCAGAGAGTGCAACTAACTGGGAGTTTACTTGAACGTTACGGCGCGACCGAGGCGCAGCGCCCTGCCGCCAACAGTGTGCCCGTAGGCACTGTATACATGGCTGTGCAGACTCAGCAGATGTGGCAGTCGGACGGCAGTCAGTGGGTGGTGATGTAGGGTGGGTGATATCATTGCTAGAGCGTTAGCCCTGCGAAATAGGCGGCGGATAGACGCTATTGACCCGCACACCATTTACGGCGTGGCATGGGACAAAAGCGAAAACCCTGTGTTGACGCGCACAGACGCCGCGGTGGGCATGGCAGCGGCTGCGGGGGTAGACAGCCAGACTGTTGGCAATGACTTCGATGATGCTGGCATTTATCGGGAAATCATTGAGGTTACAGACAGCCTGGGCAATGTGTATGTACGCATCCCGAAGTTCTACATTCGCAAGACGGATACAGTCAACAGCAAGACATGGCAAATATCACGGTACATGCACAAAGGCTTCTATCTCCCTTGGTGCTTCTGGGATTTCGAGAATTACCGTGAGCTGCCATGGATTGATATTGGCAAGCACAACGCCTCTCTAGGCGGAGGTGGAAAGCTGGAGTCCAAACCGGGCACCTATCCGCTCGTCAGCAAGACGATTGTGGATTTCCGCGACTACGCCCGGGCCAATAATGCAGGTAGTCTGCGCGGGTATCAGCAGATGGATATCCATGTCATGGACCTGCTACAGACGCTGTTCTACATCGAATTCGCGACGCTGAACTCGCAAGCGATTATGCAGGGATGGACAAGCGGGCAATACAGCGACAGCCATACTGCAGTGGTCGCCGAACCCAATGCCAACCGCATAATCGTAAGCAGCGCCAACGCAGCTCTGTATCGGGTCGGGCAAGCCATCAGCATCGGCACTGCTAGAGGCAATATGTCGGTATGCTATGGTCGCACAATCACTGCGATTGAGGATTACGATGCATCGAACAAAGCCATTGTGTTCGATGGCGACCCCGTGACCATTGCTGAGGGCAATGTAGTTTGGAACAGTGGCTGGAAGAGCGGGTTTAGCTCAGGCATCGCGGCATCCAGCGGCAGTATAGGCAGCAATACGGACGGCAAGTATCCCTGCTGCTACAGGGGTATTGAAAACCCGTGGGGCAGCGTCTATGAGTTTGTGGACGGCGTGAACATCACCGACCACCAGGCGTGGACATGCAAGGACGCAGCTCAGTATGCAAGCAACGTGTTCGCCTCGCCTTACAAGCAACTGGGCTATACCAATCACGACGCCAGCGGATACCCCGCAGCAATGGGGCATGACCCGGCATTGCCGTTTGCCGAGTTCCCGGCGGCCATCCAGACGGAGGGAGCGTCGGCGAGCAAGTATTACGCTGACTACTACTACCAGTCGGCAGGCCAAAGAGTTGCCCGCGTCGGCGGGTACTGGAACAACGGCGCGGCTGCCGGGTTGTCGTACTGGTATCTGAACGGCTCTTCTGGGTACGCGTACGTGAGCATCGGCGGGCGGCTTGTCAAAAAACCTCTGTAGGGGGTCTGGGGGCCGCGGCCCCCAGGATAGACTTATAGCTTTGGGATATGGGATGCACGCTTGCCCTCGTCGGCGGGAACTGGAACAACGGCGCGAATGCCGGGTTGTCGTACTGGAATCTGAACAACTCTTCTGGGAACGCGAACGTGAACATCGGCAGGCAGACTCTCATTAGTGGGCTTCACCATTCCGCATCCCATATTCCACACCGCTTGGTGAAAATGCAGCCGCACAGAGCAGGGCTTAGTAGGGTTCTCGAACAGCCCTGAGGCTAATGAGAAGGGATAGCGTGAAGCGTGTTGGTAACCTCTACGAGAAGATCTGCGACACGGGCAATATCAAGCAGGCGATTCTATCCTCGTCGCGCGGGAAGCGGGACCAAAAGAGAGTCAAGCACATCCTAAACAACATCGATGTCTATGCAGAGCGGGTGCGGCGACTGCTGATAACCCAGAGCTACGTCCCATCGCCGTATGCCGTAAAAACGGTTCGCGATGGAGCGGCGCAGAAGGAACGGACCATCCATAAGCCGCGATACTACCCGGACCAGATCATCCACTGGGCGCTGATGCTGCAGCTCCAGCCGGTGATAATGCGCAGCATGTATGCCTATAGCTGTGGAAGCGTGCCCAAACGTGGCACCAGCCTGGGACAGAAGATGCTGCGGAGATGGCTTGATACCGACTACAAGGGAACAAAATACTGTCTGAAGATGGACATATCGAAGTTCTATCCCAGCGTGGATAACGAGATCCTGAAACAGATGTTCAGGCGCAAACTCAAAGATCGGGACTGCCTGTGGCTCATCGACGCCATCATCGACTCGGCGCAGGGGTTGCCCATAGGCAACTATACCAGCCAGTGGTTCGCGAACTTCTATCTGGAGGGGCTGGATCGCTTCATCAAACAGGAGTTGGGTGTCAAATACTACATTCGCTACGTTGATGACTTGGTGCTGCTGGGGCCAAACAAGAAGCGGCTCCATGCAGCTAGGAGGGCAATCGCGGACTACCTAGCCGGTATTGGTTTACAGCTCAAGGGCAATTGGCAGGTATTCCAGGTTAACGACAGAGGCATTGACTTCCTGGGGTTGAGGTTTTTCCGAGACCATACCATACTGCGGAAGCGAAACGCCCTGAGAATCAGGCGCAGGATGCGCAAGATAGCCCGCAAAGGGCAGCTGAGCTACAAGGACGCCTGCGCTGTCATCTCATACTGGGGATGGATAAAACGCAGTGACAGCTACAGGTTCTATCACAAGTATGTCAAGCCGGTGTGCAGCATCGGCAGAGCTAAAGAGGCGGTGAGTCAATATGCACTACGGGATAATCAAGGACGGGAAATTGCTCCTGGCGCCGGAGGGCACTCCTAACGCGAAACCGGTGATATTTGCGGAGATTCCGGAGTTTGACCAAGAGACTCAGGCGGTATATCAGATCGGTCCCGTTGAGCGAGAGGACGACATATACGTCGGGGTCGAAATCAAGTTTGTAGAGTTGGATGAGTCGGAGATAACGGAGCCGGAAGGGCCGGAAGGGCTCAGCTAAACTTCGCACAGTCTCAACTATTGAGTCAATAGTCCGCATTTCTGGCCTCGGCTATGCCGGGGCCTCTCGCATTGGAGGTGTGCCCATGGGGCGGACCGATGTGATAACCAGGCCAGTCGAGAGCACTGTGATCGACAAGCCCCCGGGCATCAAGCAGTGGGCTTTCCTGACGCCCCAATTCCCGGTGCTGGTGGCGCTCCCCTACGTGGCCCCGCACCTGAAGTCCACGATTGAGGCTCGTGGGGGCGAGTTGAGTCTGACGGTGCGCCGCTAGGACTTGATACGGAGGCGATACCATGGTTCAGGGAACTACTGTTGAGATAACGCGGGTGTTCACCGACTTCGATGGCGTGGCCTACGACCCCACAGAGATCGAGCTCAAGCTGTTCGACCTGCAGAAGCAGCAGATCAATGAGACCATCTCGGTGACTGCAGCATACAAGTGCGATGTCGGGGTCTACAAGGTGCCCGTGGTGCTGCCAGAGGGTGACGAATACACCATGATCGTGTATGAGTTCTCTGGGAAGGACGCCAACGGCAACCCTGATGTCCTGCGGAAGGCGATCAGGACGCCGTGGGCGGAGTAGAGTGACAGGCGAGAAGAGGCCGCGCGGAGCGGCCTCTCGTGCTCACCAGTTCTCGGGCTTTTCCTTGACAGCATCCGAGACGCGGAAGTTGTAGCATTGAGTGACGGTCTTGCAGACTGCGCTGTAGAACCGAGAGACATTCTCTGCTGACAGTGTCTTCTCAACATCGGATACGCCACGGTTCTGCGCGATTAGCTGCATCCAGGTGATCGTGATATCACTGGCGATTTCACCAAGATCCTTGGGCACTGTGATGACCTCCTCATTCGCCAGACCCGGGTTCGCTGGGCTCGTCTGCATGGCACCATCCGAGCATCCAGACACCTTCTCCGGCGGAATCATCGTCGGTGAGTCGGGCCTCGATGAGGGTCCAACCCGCATTCAAGTACTGATTGGTCTCCCCAGCGGTTCTGGTCACGACAACTCGTCTGATGTCTGTCTGCGGATCCGGATCCGCGTGGACCAGGGCGCCCATATCCGCGACTGTCATATCCAGACCTTGCAGATGTGTGGGAACCTGGGGAATCAGGGACTGTTCCAGCTTGGCAAAGGACTTCTGCATTTGTCTTGCGTGCTCAATGGCCCGAAATGCAGGGGAGTCCAGAAGGGCCCTCTGCATAGCCGTCACGTTCTCCAGAGCGTGGAACACAGAAGAGGCGCAAAGGGCCATTTGCACTTGTCGGGCTGCCTCCATAGTCTGGAATACCGTGTCGGTACGCATGAGTGCGCGGCGAACCCGCGCTGCTTGCCGCGCTGCATCGTCAACGGAAGACATGCTGTTACCTCCTTTCTACGGTAACAATTATCGAATACCGTGACAAATCCTTCTTTGTTCTCAAGACGACCACGCCAGCCTTCGGGCTGGCTTTTCCATTGGGGTGATTCCATGGCACGATACACAGTTGATATCCTCGATAGCAGCGGCCAGCGGATCGGGTTCGTGCCCGCTCCCGCATCGCCTGAATACAGACGCCGGCAGAACCAAGCGACGTCTTTTAACTTCGGCGTCCTCACGGACGGTGACGTTGTCCCTCTGCTCACCCACGGCAGGCAGTGCGTCCTTCGCCGAGAGGGAGTGGAGCGAGTAGCCGGCACCGTAACCCGGCGCGATGTCTCCGGCCAGGTGATGCGTGTGGAGTGCATCACCAACGAGGCGCTTCTGCGGGACATCGTCACCCCCGCGGACTGGAACTACTGGGCGGGATGGCAGCTGGGGGATGCTGTTCGTGATCTGCTCATGGACTTTGCGATCCAGGCCCGCAACACGCCGGACGACTGGGCGGACGCGGCGGAGAAGGTCAACGTGGACCTGACGACGTGGCCGGGCAAGGTAGTGCTGGCTAAGGACGCGACCGGGCACTACAAGAGCCATGGCTACATCACGCTGCAGTTGGACTTCGGCCTGATCTCTCGCTATCAGGCGCTCCGGTGGTCGGAGGATGCTGGACAGGAGGTGCGCATCAAGGCGCAGTTCCGGACCTCCGCGGACGGCACGTCATGGAGCGCATGGAGCCAGGAACTGCAGTCCGTGTTTCCTGCCGAGGACGGCGTGGCCCTCACAGGCAGCGAGAGATACATCCAGGTGAGGATGCACCTATACACTGACAACACGAGCGAAAAGGATGCTAACGGCGTTCCCACGGGCTACACTCCGGTGCTGAGCGGGGTGGAGGTTATCGCGCGCAAGCTGGGCCCTGTGACGGAGGGCGGCATTGAGGCTACGCCCGACGTGACCATACCAGCGTATCGCAGCGAGAACGAGGACCAGAAGGAGACCTACTCCTTCAATCGCGAGAACGCTCTGAGGATCCTTCAGACCTGGTGCGAGGACTTCGGGTACGAGTTCCGAGTCGATGGTCAGAGACGCCTCTACTTCGGCAAGAACCTGGGCGCTGTGAGGCAGGTAGTGCTCAGACGCACCACCAACATGGACGTGAAGAGTCTGGGGGACAGCGCCGACAAGCTCGTTAACGTATTGCACTGCTACGGTGCCGGCGACGGGCCGGCGCAGATCCGGACTATCCTGCGTAACCAGGACAGCATCAACCTCTGCGGAGAGCGGCATGGCGAGTTCGAGGACACCAGCGCCGACACCCCGGCGAAGCTGACCGAGTCGGGCAATAAGCGCCTGGCCAAGGTTTCGCAGCCTGAACCTCAGTTCGTGGTGCATCATGTGCCGGTTCACGACCTCGGTGAAGATCTGCAGCTCTACGATACGGTGACCGTTGTGGATCCTCGGTCGGGACTGGTGACTACAGCGCGGATCCTCGACGAGGAGCGCAAGCTGACTACGGCAGGCGAGGATGTCAGCCTGGGCCTCAACTGCGACTTGGACAATATCATCGAGCGGATCGTGAAGGGACAGATACCGCGACCTCGCCCCGGCGGAGCGCAGCCGACGGTTCCCCAGAACCTTCGGGCGAACGCGGGCTACCGATACATTCAGCTGTCGTGGAACGGCGACGGCGAGTACTTCGTCGTCGAACACTCCGCGGACGGGACAACCTGGGAGCGGCTCGACAGGACCGGATATCGCAACTACGCCCACATGGGTCTGGAACCCGGCACTACCCACCACTACAGGGTGACCGCTGTGGGACGCGGCATGACGAGCGCGCCCAGCGACCCGGTCTCGGCGGTCGTCGCTAGAGTCCCTCCGGAAGACTTCGACCAGACGCCGCCGGCCGTGCCCGCGGGCCTGACAGCCACTGCTGGAGGAGAGACGCAGAGTAGTGGATACCTCCTGGCGTGGATTGATCTGGCCTGGGGTGCGGTCGCAGATACTGACCTGCGGCAGTTCCACATCCAGCGCCAAGCCCCAGATAGAGAATGGGAACCGCTCGGGATTGTTACAGGCATACCCGGCGTCGCGGGAAGCTACAGAGACGGCGGGCTGATCGTCGGCGCGACCTACGCGTACCGGGTGGCGTCGGCGGACGCGGCAGGGAACCGGTCGGAGTGGAGCGCCCCGGCATCTGCTACGATTCCGGGCGACACGACGCCTCCGCCCAAGCCTACGGGGCTCGTCGGCCGGTTTCGGCACGGGGACGCGATCTACAGCTGGGATCCTTGCCAGGCTGCCGACTACAGACGGAGCAAGATCGAGATCGTCACAGGCGGCGCAGTGAAGCGCACGACGTACACCAGTAACACCTCATACACCTACACGCTGGAGATGAACCAGGCCGATCACACGGCGCCCGCGCTGACCATTGAGATCAGGGTGTCACATGAGGACCACAGCGGGAACGTCTCGGAGCATACAGCGCTGGAGATCACTCATACGCCGCCAGTCGCGCCGTCCCAGCCTACGGTGACGCCCATGTTCGCGGCCTTGTGGATCGAGATCACGCCGCTCGCGAGCGACGAGGTGACCGGCTACTACGTCCATATCACGCCCTCTGACGGCGCGGGGGTGCCGCTCGACGGGGCCGCGACGAGCAAGATCCGGGTCGGCCGGGTCACGACGTACGCCTATCAGGCGTCGCCGAACAGCCACTTTTTGATCGAAGTGTCGGCATTCGACGCCCTGTGTGAAGGCCCGAAGTGCGCAGCTGTAGAGGCCGCCACGCTGTATCTGGGCGTGGACGCGCTTGAGCCCGGTTCCATCAAGTCGGAGCATATTGCTATCGGGGCCATAACGGAGGCCCAGACGAACTGGAAGACGCACCTGATGTTCTGAGGGGGATCAGATGATGAGCGAACTTGAGCAGATAGTGGAACGCATCCTAGATACCAAGCTCAGAAGCCTGCTGGAGGACGTGCGGTATCGAATCGGTGTCCTCGAAGAGATGCAGGCCGGAGTTCAGCGGGTGCATGCGCATGACCTCAACTTGTCTACTCACATGATGGACGGGTACGTGTTTACGAACAACTCGCCTTCGGCGGGCTCTGTGGCGTGGACCGACGTGAACATCGTGTACAAGGGCGTGAAATACGTCATCACCAACGGGAGCACTGCGAACAAGTACGTGTGGTGGCAGTTCAGCGCCAGTCCGAACACAGTCCTACAGTCGACCAACACGAAACCGAACGTCGGCCCGGACGATATCCTAGTGGGCATCAACAACGGCGGAGTGTTCAGCCTGACCATGGCCCCGGGCAAGCCCGTGCCGGGATCCGCCATACTGGACGGCACTGTCGGCTCGGGCGAACTGGGCAGCAGCGCGGTCACCTCCGACAAGATCGCCGCGCTAGCCGTGGTGGCCGGCAAGATCGCCGACGCTGCCATTGATCAGGCGAAACTAGCCAACAACGCGGTCACTCTTGCAAAGATAGCGAGCGGCGCTGTGGACTCTACAAAACTCGCGGACAGCGCTGTGACAACGGCCAAGATCGCCGGGAGCGCGATCGACAGCACCAAGCTAGCCGACAACGCCGTGACCATGGCCAAGATCACCGACGGTGCGGTGACCGGCACGAAGATCGGCTCGAAGGCTGTAGGCAGCAGCAACTTGGCGGATGGAGCGGTAGGCTCGACGCAACTCGCGAACAACGCCGTTACCTCTGGCAAACTCGTCGACGGCGCGGTTACGGGCGTCAAGATCGGCGCTGGCGCGGTGGCCGAGGACAAGCTCAACGTAGCCACGCACTTCCTGTTCTAGGGAGGGCTGAGCGATGCAAGCGTTTCACAACACGCCTTCCCTCGGCTACATTGCGTGGGAGGACGTGCACATCCAGTACAAGGGCACGACGTACAACATCCCGAACGGGAACACGGACAAGCGGTTCGTGATCTGGCGGTACGCGGATCCCGACTGCTTCTACGGATCCGACGAGTTCCCGACGCTGGGACCAGAGGACCTGTTGGTGTTCTTGAACAAGAACGGCACCTATGCCATAGTGCCCAAGACGCAGATCGTGGACGGATCGCTGATCGTCTCCGACAGCATCATGACTGACGCCATAGCCGCCAATGCAGTCACAACAGCAAAGATCGCCGCAGGCGCAATCACGGCAGACCTGATCGCGGCCAACGCCATCGGCGCGGGGGCAATAGCCGCGGGGGCAGTCACCGCTGACAAGATCGCGGCAGGGGAAATAGCCACGACACACCTGGCGGCGCTTGCAGTCACTGCCGACAAGATCGCGGCCAACGCGGTCAGCGCCGACAAGATCGCAGCGAACGCCATCGGGGCTGAGAAAATCGCGGCAGGGGCAATAACTGCGGAGAAGCTGAGCATAGGCGTAGCCGAGGGCATGACCGGACCCATAGACGCGGACGACAGACCGATCAGTGCACTGAGCAGTCAGATCACATTGGACCAGACCGGCCTCAAAATGAAGAACGCGGACGTCCAGAACCTCATGATGCACCTGGACGCCAACCGCCTCGGGTTCTGGGACAACCACGGCGAGCCGAGCATCGGCATAGGCGACGTGGCGGATATGGCGACAGCGCTGGGGAGCGACATGGAATATGGACTGCTTCTGGCGCAGGGCGAGATCAGGGCTACGGAGGCGGTGATCCGCAAGAGCCTGGCGAAGGGGCTGGTGGGGCAGGATCACATCGAAGAGGGCAGCGTAACGCTCAAGAAACTAAGCGACCTGCTGAGCGTGACGATACCCGACCGGTTTGTGCTGGTGGACAGTGTCAAGGAGGTTGCGCAGCAGGTGCTGACCAACCCCGATTTCGAGACCGGCGATAGGTCCGGGTGGACCGGCACCGGCACCGTGACCTCCAGCTACGCGCACACGGGCACCTACTCCGTGAACAGTCCTTCTCTCTACCAGGAGTTCGACGCAGAGGCGGGGCAAATCTGGATTGCCAGCGCGTACTGTATGGTGGAGACCACAACGGGGATTATCGAGCTGATCTACCTCGATTCAAATGGAAACGTGCTGGACACGCTCAGCGCGACCAAGGCAGCGACGGGTAATAAGCAGTGGTACAAGATCGAGGTGTACGGAGTTGCGCCCGTCGGGACGGTGAAGGTGAGGCTGCGTATTAGATATACGGGCTCCTCGGACGCCTACTTCGACGACTGCAGTTTGCGCCGATCGCTGGCCGATGACGGCGGCACAGTGGCGCTGGACCACACGATCTCTGCGGAGGAGGCCATCGAGCAGTTATGGGCGTATGCGGGCCTGAGCGGCAGCGCCAATAGAAGCGCGCTTCTCAAGATAAATGGCGAGCCGCGCGTCCTGGTGAAGGGTAGCGTGGCAGGCGAACGTGTTGGCACCAAACTTGACGTCCGGGGCGATGAGGGAGACCTCCATGTCCAGATAGTGGTCACTGGGGACTACATAACTGCCTACACAATAGATCTGCACCAGAACCAGCGTCTCCCGCTCCGTGCCGCCGCACCGAGATATGCCGTCGCGATATCAGGGACGCTAGGCACCTGCGAGACCGCATGTCAGCTTGCGTGCCAGAGTTCGTGCCTGTCTGGATGTCAGGACACATGCGAGACCGCTTGTCAAACCTTGTGCCAACTCAACTGCGAGGTTGACTGCCAGGTCACCTGTCAGGAGTCCTGCCAGAACGCATGCCAGTCCGCCTGCGAGCAGACCTCGCAAGGCGGCGGGTGCTGGGTGGCGGGGACGCCGGTTACGATCTACCTGCCGGAGTCGGAGACCGCTACGGAGATCCCCGTGGAGCAGCTGGAGCCCGGCATGCAGATGCCGTACTACAATCCGGCTACCGACACGCTGGCGATAACCGAGTGCCTGAGCAACGTGAGGAGCTACACGCACACGATCTACGTCGCCGAGGTCGAAGGCGGCTGGACTCTGGAGATGACCGGGGAGCAGCCCATGGACGTGCTCAGGGCTCATCTGGTGACCGGACAGATCATGTGGCACCGGGTGCAGGCGCGGTATCTCAGGCCGGGGGACAAGCTGATCAGGCCGGGGGACAAGACGCTTCATGAGGTGCTGAGTGTCCGCGAGGAGTCGCGGGCCCGGACGTGGGTTTGGAATCCGAAGACCACGGCCGGGGCGTACATCGCGCATGGGTTTGCCGATGCGATATCGAAGACGTAGGCGAGAGATAGACCAGATAGAACGGGCCAGCTCGAAAGGGCTGGCCTTGTGTTTGAGAGGAGGCGTGCGGGATGGAAGCCTTCTGGATGTACATGTGGGCAACGGAGCGGTTCCGCAGGGCCGGGGGCCAGCTGCCGGCGTGGGCGCTGCCGGCGGTCGTTGCCGGGGTTGTACTGGCGATAGCTTGGATTGTCGAGGGCCCCGAATGGATTGACGCATGGTGGGCGCGGCGCGCAGAGAAACGACGCGCGAGCGAACCTTCGCATCCCGGCGGCCCAGCAGCCGGGCGTTGCGAGTCTCCCTGCCAAATGTCGTGCCAATCCTCATGTCAGAGTTCGTGCCAGGGAGGATGCCAGACAACGTGCGAAATGAGCTGTCAGAGTTCATGCGAGACCACTTGCCAGGCGACGCACCAGACTGTCGGCACAGGGCCGCCTGAGCCCAAGCCCGAACCGAGAATCGAGAGCCGAACTCAGGAGCTGGCCAGGACCCACGGGGTTCGCCAGCTCCTTCTGTTTACCGGCGACGGAGCGGGCAGCTGCAGTATGGCCTGCCGCTACTGCTTCATAGCCAAGCAGGGCCCGCTGCGTATCATGACCACGGAGACCCTGCGCGACGCCATCGCGTTCCTGGAGGACCTAACTGATCAGCCGGGCCTGCACTTTTTCGGGACCGAGCCAACCATGCAGTGGGACCTGATCGTCGAGGCCCGCAAGCTGCGTCCAAGCTGGCCCATATCGCTCACCACCAACGGTTTGCTGCTCACCCCGGAGCGTATCGACTGGATGGCCGAGCGCGATGTCAAGGTGTACGTCTACAGTATCGATGGCGGGGCGCTGCACAACCGGCACCGTCGAGATGCGCGCGGGCGCTGGACCTGGGGACGGGTGGCGGGCCATTTGCGCTATCTCCTGCAGACGCAGGGTGATTGGGTAACGGCGCGGGCGACATGGACGCCCGACGACTACGATCTTGTGGGCCGGTTCCGGGCCCTGGAGGCGCTTGGCGTGAGGAGCATCCAGGTCGTTCCCGACATCGAGCATGGCGTCGAGTGGGACGAGCAGCGCGTCGAGCAGGCGTATTTGGAGCTGGGTGAGCACTACGGGTGGGGCCGGACGCCCAGCGGGTTTGTGGCCGAGATGGTCAGCGCCATCGCGGACGGCAAGGTCAAGCCGGGCTACCCGTGCAACTTTGGGCGCGGTTCCTGGGCCGTGATGTCCGACGGAGAGCTGCGCGCCTGCCAGCGCGGGGAGCGGATCGGCAGCATCTACGAGGGGATCACAGACGCGGCTCCTCTCTACGAGAGCGCCCTGTGTGGACAGATCGTCAACAGTCGCGAACCGCTGAAGGCGGAGTGTTCCGACTGCGTGGCCTTCGGGCGCTGCCCGGGCGTGGGGTATTGTTCCGCAGCCAACCGGGCCGCCGGCAACCCGGCGATCCCCACCGAGGCTCACTGCCAGCATCTTCGCGGGATGGTCAGGGCGTGCACGGTGTGGGCTGAGCGGAGGCCGAAGCCGGTTAGCGGGGTGATCCAGGACGGCGTGTTGGGGGTGGTGTATGGTGCGACTCAGGAAAGCGCCTGAGACTGCGTGGAAGGTGCTCGATGAGGCGCCGCGGGCTGAGCCGGAGGGCGAAGGGACGCTCCAGACCATGGGGATGCAGGCGATGACCCTTGCCGGCGACTCGCCGCCGGAAGAGCCGGAAGCTGTGGAGTGCGACGTGTGGGTAGACCTGGACGGCAATCCCTGCGCCTGGAGTCCTGTTGGGTCCGGCGTGATCAGCGTCGAGATCGGGGGCGACGAGGATCCGGCGCTTGAGGTCTACCGGACGCTGACCGACAAGGACCGGGTGATCAAGGACCAGGAGCAGAGGATCGCGGAGCTAGAGACCATGGTGGCCAAGCTTGCGGCGAAGATGGCGGACTAGAGTAGGCGGGGTGATCGTATGCCAACAGGATTAGCGGACTATGGCGTAGTGGTATTTGCCCTGGGAGTGATCGCATGGATTGTGGTCACAGTGTTTGCGCCTAAAAAGCAAGACCCGGACCTGCCCAAGATCATCTCGGATAACACAAAGGCTCTGACTGAGTTATCCGCTGTGATCAAACAGCAAGGCGCGATGCTTTATACCCAGGGACAAGCCCTGCAGGAACTGACCAAACTATTCAACGATTTGCGTCTGGAGGTGGCGCGGAAGGTGGGATAGGACATGGATGACCGAGAGAGGTTTGATAGTCTTATCGGCATGATCTTGCTTCACGAGGGCGGGCTAGCAGATGACCCGGACGATCCCGGCGGGATCACCAAGTACGGGATCTCACTGAGGTCGTATCCTCATCTGGGCCGCGATGGGATCCGTAACCTGACGGTTGAGCAGGCCAAGGATATCTACTACCGGAACTGGTGGCGACAGCTGCGCTGCGCAGAGATCCGGGATGATCGAGTGGCCCAAAAACTGCTGGATACTGCGGTCAACTTGGGCAAGAGCGCCGGCGTCAGGATCCTGCAGCAGGCCCTGGGTGAGGTGGGGCAGCGGGTGACTGTGGACGGACGCATCGGCCCCCAGACGTTGGTGGCCACCAACCGCACGAACCCTAGCGTGCTCCTGGCCGCCATACGCCGACTGCAGGCAGCGCACTATGAGGCGCTCATCCGGCGCAACCCGAGACTGGCCAAGTTCAGGCGCGGGTGGATGGCCCGCGCTGCGTTCTAGGAGGCGACAAGATGAATCTCGACAAGCTGATGCAGATCGGCGTCGACGCGGCCGCAGCGTTCGTCGTGGTGAACATCGTGAACTGGCTGCGCCAAGGCTGGATACTGCCCGCAGTCGGCAGATGGCTCAAGGCGCCGCGTCTCAAGCGCGAGAAACAGGCGCGCATCATCGGTCTGGCCGGGGCGGTGTCGGTGGTTGTCTGCGCCGGGTTCGCCCTGCGCGCATCGGCCGGCCCGTGGCAGGCCACCATTGGAGAATGGATCAGCCGCGCACTTATCAGCTGGGTGCTGGCGCTGGGGCAGTTTGACGTCGTCCGGCTGGTATGGCCGAAAATGTTTGATCCCGGCAAGGAGGAGAAACGTGATGAAGGAGTGGGTTAAGCGCTACCGTTGGTGGCTGATCGCGGCCGCAGCTGTGATTGTGCTGGCCATCGGTGGCTGGATCGGGTGGAAGTGGGCCCTGGCGGTGCTCGGCATCGCCGGCGCCGGCGCCGGAGGGGCTGTGAAGCAGATTATCGAGCGCCAGGAGGAACGGGAGACCGAAGGCAAGCGACTCGAACAGGAGCGGCAAGAACTCCAAGAGGAGGCCAAAGACACGGACGCGATGATCAACCGGTATTATCGGCAGAGAGGAGGCCCGCATGATGGGGCGCACTAGATGGATGATCATGCTCCTGGCCCTGGCGGTGCTCCTGGCACTGACAGCGCCGGGGCTCGTGGTGGCTACGGCGGATCCCATACGGGATCTCGCGGAGGCTGTGGCCTACTGGCAGGAGCAAGCCATTGCGGCAGCCGTGGAACGGGACAGGCTCAAGGATGAGCTGGCCCGGATGACCGTAGAGCGAGACAATCTCCTGACTGATAGGGCGACACTGGAGGAGATAGTGGGCCGACTACAGAGTGAGCGCAATATGGCTATGTCGAATGCTCAAGCAGAGGCAGCCCTAAGAGAACAGGCAGAACGAGATCTGGATATGGCGATTAGCACCATCAAGAGTCTGCAGGAGGCGCTTAACAGACTGGCCGGGCCCAGGTTTGGAGTGATATTGGGCGCGACCTACGACTTCCGGTCCCGCGATCCGGCGTTGCTCGCTGGGCTGCAGCTCACGTTTCGATAATTGGGATCAGAAGCCTTCCATCGAATCCTCGCAAGCGTTTCCCCTGTCCCACTGCATTTCGCCTGCGTTCGATAGACAGCCAAACCCATGCCCCGTCGTAGGGCCCAAGCAAGGGCCCGCCGGCGGGGCTTTTCTTCATGTACCGAGGTCGGCCCGCCATAACCCCTCCCAGCAGCCCACGCCAGAAGACGGCCTGTCTCGAAAAACCTCGCAAAATTCTTTTGGCGAAGGAGTATATACACCTTGACTGCTATACTCCAGCGTGTTACTATATCATTGACGGGAGAGATTGGCAGAAGAGGGAGGCGTCCATGGTGAAGCTGGTGAAACGCGGAGACCGATACGTGGCGGTATCGACCTACGACGAGCGGCATATACCCAAGGCCGCAGGCTTCCGGTGGGACAAGGACGAGCGCTGCTGGTGGACCAAGGATATCGCGACGGCGGCAAAGCTCGCCGAGTATGCCGTGGACTCCGCCAGAGAGGCGCTGGAGGCTGCGGCCGCCGAGCGCAAGGCTTCGTTCCAGGCGAGCAGCGCAGTGGACGCGGAGATCGACCTGCCCGTTCCCGAGGGTCTGGCTTACTTGCCATTCCAGAGGGCGGGCGTCGCCTACGCCATGCGCCGGCCGAACGTGCTGATCGGCGACGAGATGGGCCTGGGCAAGACCATCCAGGCCATAGGGCTCATCAACGCGGACCCGACAATCAAGAGAGTCCTGGTGATCGTGCCGGCGACCCTGCGCACGAATTGGGCCCGCGAACTTCGCAAGTGGCTGGTGAGGCCCCTGACGATAGGCATAGCCGCGGGCAAGGAGTGGCCGGGCACGGATGTCGTAATCATCAACTACGACATCCTGAAGAACCACCTAGAGGCGCTGAGGGCGCAGGAATGGGACCTCCTTATCGCGGACGAGGCCCACGCGCTGAAGAACCCCAAAGCCCAGCGCACAGCATACGTGCTGGGCAAGTGGGACAAGGACCCGGCCAAGCGGATCACCGCGATACCTGCCCGCAGGAAGGCAT